CGACGATTTTTTATTTTATATTTTAACTTGTAAACTTTTAATAACACAAATATATGGCGACAAACAATGTTTTAGATGCAGTTTTGGCTCAGTATGAAAGCTCAAAACAAAGTGGTTCTTCTTCCACTTCAAAAATGTCTCAAGAAGAAAGAATGAAAAAGTATTTTGCTGCAATTCTCAAAGACAATGAGAAACAGGCTCAAAAGAAAATCAGAATCCTTCCTACACCAGACGGAAGTTCCCCATTCAAAGAAGTGTGGTTCCACGAAATCCTAGTTGATGGTAAGTGGCAAAAATTCTACGATCCAGGAAAAAATGACAATGAGAAATCTCCATTGAATGAGGTTTATGAAGAACTTATGTCAACTGGTAAAGATTCCGATAAGGAACTTGCAAAACAATATAAAGCACGTAAATTTTATATTGTAAAAGTAATTGATCGTGACAACGAACAAGACGGACCAAAATTCTGGCGTTTTAAACACAACTACAAACAAGAGGGTATCTTTGATAAGATTATTCCTATCTACAAAGCAAAAGGTGATGTGGCTGATGGAGAAAAAGGTCGTGACTTGATTCTTGAACTTACAAAAGCAAAAACACCAAAAGGTGCTTTTTACACAGTAATCCAAACTGTTATGTATGACGACCCAACCCCGGTTCACGAAGATTCTGACATTATGGAAGAATGGATTAATGATGAACTTACTTGGGAAGGTGTGTACTCTAAAAAACCAACAGAATATCTTGAGGCAATCGCCAGAGGTGAAACACCTAAATGGGATTCTGACGCTGGTAAATATGTCTACGGTGATTCATCTGAAGCTGAAGAATCTTTTGGTGGTAACTATAAAAAAGAGACACCAAAAAAAGAAGTAGCAAAAGTTGTAGACCCTCAAGATGATGAGGACGCAGACGACGAACTTCCATTCTAATTTATTTTAAATAATATGGGTATGTTGCATAGACAATATACCCATAATTTCTTATCTTTTTAAAAAAGAAAATATGGCAATTAAGAAAAACGACTTTAGCTCAATTAAGAAAAAATTCTCTTCAGACGCAAAATATAAACCACAAAGGTATTTTGATTTAGGAACTTCATTTTTGGATGCAGTAGGACTTCCTGGTCCGGCAATAGGACATTTAAATATGTTTTTAGGACATAGTGACACCGGTAAAACAACAGCTCTCGTTAAAACAGCGGTTGATGCACAAAAAAAAGGAATTCTTCCTGTTTATATCATTACTGAACAGAAATGGTCTTTTGATCACGCAAAACTTATGGGTTTTGAATGTGAAGAAGTTGTTGATGAAGAAACTGGTGAACTTGCCTGGGATGGTTTTTTCCTTTTTAATAATAACTTTAGTTATATAGAACAAATCACAGATTATATTAACGATTTGTTAGACGCACAAGAAAAAGGAGAACTTGACTATTCCCTTTGTATTATGTGGGATTCTGTTGGGTCAGTACCTTGTAAAATGACATACGAAGGTAAAGGTGGTAAACAACATAACGCATCAGTTCTTGCAGATAAGATTGGTATGGGTATTAATCAAAGAATTTCCGGATCAAGAAAAGCTGAATCAAAATATGAAAATACTTTGATTATTGTAAACCAACCTTGGGTAGAACTTCCGGATAATCCATTTGGTCAACCAAAAATCAAAGCAAAAGGTGGTGAAGCAATTTGGTTAAACTCATCGTTAGTATTCTTATTTGGAAATCAAAAAGGTGCTGGAACAACAAAAATTACAGCGACGAAAGATAAGAGAACTGTAAAATTCGCATCAAGAACAAAAGTATCTGTTATGAAAAATCACATTAATGGACTTGGATTTGAGGATGGAAAAATTATTGTGACACCACACGGATTTTTACCGGGTAAAGACGCGACAGAAGAAAAACAATCAATTGAGAAATACAAAAATGAACACGCCGAGTATTGGAAAACTATTATTGGAACTGATGGTGAATTTGATTTAAAAGAAGAAAAAGTATATGAATAAGAATAAATTAAAAGTTGTATCTCTATTTTCCGGTTACGGAACTCAAGAACTTGCACTTAAATATATTGGTGTAGACCACGAAGTAATTGCAAATTGTGATAATTTTAAACAAGCAAATGAGTGTTATGACGCGTTGCACACAACACTTAATGGTAACTTGGGTGACATTACAAAGGTTGACGAGAATACCTTTCCAGAGTGTGATTTATTAACATATTCATTTCCTTGTCAAGACATTTCAATTTCCGGTGTTCAAAGAGGGATTAAAGAAGGTACAAGAAGTGGATTATTATTTGATGTTGAAAGACTATTGTCAGCAAATAGACCAAAATATTTGTTAATGGAAAATGTTAAAAACCTAGTATCAAAAAACCATTACGAAAATTTTAAAAAACATATCTATTTTTTACGAGGTCTTGGATATACATCATATTGGAGATTATTAAATGGTGCAGACTTTGGATGTCCACAAAACAGAGAAAGGGTTTTTATGATTTCAGTACTTAATGAAGATAGAGAAGTTGTAAAACAAAAAATGTTAAATGTTGACAACTATAAAAAAACTAGAGTCCCAATGGAACCATACATTGAAGACACTGTTGACCCTTCATTATATATTAATTGTCCAACAACACCTAACACACCTAAAGTAAATTCTATTTGTAAACTTGTTGCAAGAAGAGATGATGTTAAATATGATCAAGCTAGAAGAATATACTCAATTGAAGCCTGTTCCCCTTGTTTAACAACAAGTGGTTCACCACAAATACAGCAAGAGAGGGTTATAGATTTATGGGTGTCCAGGAAGAAGATATAGATAAAATGTTAACAACCTCACTTTCAAACACAGCACACGTAGCATTAGCAGGAAACTCAATTTGTATTCCAGTTATGAAAGCAATCTTTAGTGAGTTTTTAACTGACTATATAACAGAAAAAGAACCGGTATTGTCAAACCCAGTAAATGAAATTTTAAATGACTAAGACCTTACTGGTTGATGGTAACAACCTTCTTAAAATAGGATTTTTTGGTGTCAGAGACTTCTTTAACAAAGGCGAGCATGTTGGAGGTATCTGGCACTTTTTAAACACCTTAAGAAGATTTTTAGAAGAAAACAATTACAATAAAATTGTTGTTTGTTGGGATAGTGAAACCGGATCTTCACAAAGAAGAATTATATACCCAAAATACAAACTAAATCGTAAACAAAAAACAGACGAAGACTTTAAAGAACAGTCATTTCTAAAACAAAAACAAAGAGTTAAGGAATATCTTGAGGAAATGTTTGTTAGACAATTAGAAGTTCAACAATCTGAAGCTGACGATTTAATTGCTTACTACTGTCAAATCTCGGAGGATGAGGAAAAAACAATTTTTTCATCTGACCGGGATTTAACACAATTAATTTCAGAAAAAGTAACAATCTATTCACCACAACAAAAAAAGTATTACAAACTAGGTGATATGATTAAAATGTACGATATTGAAATTCCACATTATAATGTTAAAACATTTAAAATAGTATCTGGTGATATGTCAGATAATATTGATGGGATTTTCTATTTAGGAGAAAAAACGAAATACTTGATACCGAATTAAAATATACCGATATTTTAACAAAGGCTGAGACACTACTTAAAGAACAAAAAGAAAATGTTGCCTTAAAAAATCTACTCAGCGGAAAAACCAAAGAGGGGATATTTGGAGATGAATTCTTTGTTATCAATGAAAAAATAGTGGACCTTGCAAACCCACTAATTTCAGAAGAAGGTAGAGAATTAGTTAGGTTATACTACTCAGAGTCATTGGATCCAGACGGAAGGGGACATAGAAACCTAATTAAAATGATGATGGAAGATGGACTTTTTAAATTTTTACCCAAAGGTGATGAAGCCTGGGTTAATTTTTTAAAACCATTTTTAAAGTTATCAAGAAAAGAAAAAACAAATTTTAGAAACAAGTCAAAAAAAACAAACAAATGAAAGAACAAGAAGCAACTAAAGTGGAGTTTTTACTAATGTGTAATGACAACATTGTAGTACAAAGATTTTTTAATGTTAAAGGCTTTAATAACAAAGCTCACAAATCTGAGGAGTTTTATGATTACATTAAAAGATTTTGTAATGAACTTCAGTATGATTTGAAAATGAAATCAGTTGTTTATATGTTGGACAATCAGTATGAAATTACTGAGAATCCGGAGATACTAAACACATCAATTACGAATAATCCTGAAAGTTTTAACCTTTACATTAAAGTAGAAAATATGACAATTTGTCATAGAACATTTGATGCAAAACCTTACCCACCTAAAGTCAGATACACTGTAGACCTACGTCCAAAGCTGAAAGGGATACTTGGAGAACTTACTGACATTTTTTCCGGGAAAAATTTTAATTATTTTTATCCACAATTTATCTAATCCACGTAGTATTTATCTTTACTAAAGGAATAAAAAATTATGGCGACAAATAAAAATTTTGGATATCTCGGCAACAACTTTCAAATTCAATTACTTAACCAAATCATTGTAGACAAAGATTTTTCACACTCAATTATTGACGTTATTGAGGGTAGTTATTTTGAGAACAAATACTTTAAAATAATAATCCAGATGATTCGGGAGTATTATAAGAAGTATGATCACACACCTTCATTTGACACCCTAGAACAGGTCACAAAATCTGAGATTCAACAGGAAACAGCACTTAAAGTAGTTTTTGACACAATTAAAAAAATTAAAGATGCATCCATAGACGGAGCGGATTTTGTGCAAGAGAAAGCTCTTAAGTTCTGTAAACAACAAGAATTACAGAAGGTTATGACAAAAGCTCAAAAAATCATTGATGGTGGTGAATTTG